AAAGACCAAATGCCTTTAATGTCATTTGCTAAAGCAGTTGCGTTACGACGAATTACACCCCCACGCAATGCAACACCACCACGTGGATCTACCGTGACATTTAACATGTCAGGTGATTCATCTTCTTCTAAGTCAAATTGATCAGCACGTAAATTTAAACCGCCAGAGAATGACTCTAACATTTGGAGCCTGAAATCTCTTTTAGCCATTTAAATCACCAGATCACTCCGCCACTATTGGCGTACCGTAATGCTCCAAACCCTGCTAAATACCTTGTCCCCTTACGACTATTAACTAAAATCGGTTGAGGTGCTGGCATGTCTGCGTATCTTCTTGCCACATTATCTAATTCAATGCGAAAATTCTGCATGTATTGTGCAGCCATCGTAGGATCTTCTTGCTGCAAATAACCTTTAGCTATCGCATACGTTGTAAGTACTGGATGAAACGGATCAGGAAGATCAGGAGTAACACTATCAGCGACCCCATCGCCAAACGCTTTAGCATTTCTAAAACCCCTTACGTAAATAGTTTCTACGCTGCTAGGAGTTGGATAAAACCTAACAGTGTCGTCCCACAAACTCCATTCCCAAGGTTCACTATTTGTAGCAACATTTAAAGGGTAATTAAAGTCAGCGTCATCTCTTCCGATAAACCTAAAAATATGGTCATCGTTTTTTATAGCGTTTATTTCTCTAATGCCGACAGCTTCACCGTCAATGCTTACAGCAGCGCCAACAACCGCTAATGTATATTCAGATTGCCCAGCCACCGTAGAAAACGTCGTAGCAACTTCATAAAAGGGAAAACGTTTTTCGCTGTAAACAATAGTGTCATAGCCTTGTCCTATAATTCTATTTAATACCGTGTCAGATATATCTGTTGAATCTATATCAATTATATCACGTACAGTATCCCGAATTTCCTTAATGGTCATTGCCATCGTTATTCGGCTTTCTTGGTATGGCTAACGCATTTGTCTGACTCCCCAAGGGGTCGCCCTTTGCAAGGCTCCCCCTTGAGAGTCGGAACAGAACAAGAAGAATTTACGTAGTCTGAAGGTGCTTCCCAATCGTCATATGCAGTTACTCCAGCTACAGGTACAGCGTTGTTTGTTTGTGCGCCGATTCTAGAGGAGGGAGGTTGACCTTGTGAACCAGCCAAATAAGCTCCTGCTTTGGATGCTACTGCATAACGAGACATGTTTCTCCTTGTTCTGACTAAGGGGGAAGTCCTGCTCCCCCCTTAATCTTAGTCAGTAAGACCGTAAAGCATACCCTGTCGGGAACGGTTACTGGTTGTTAGGTTTCCGTAACACAAGATTTGCGCATAGCGTGCATCTTGGTTAGTTGGACGTACAAACGGTGTTGGTTTAAACCAAACATCGTTGTGTGCAACTAGACGGAGGTACTTTGTGTTCAAGAAGAACATTTTTGCAGCAACGTCAGAACCAGCATCATAGGTCACAGGTGCGCCTTTGAAGAGAAGGTTCTGGAATCCTGCATCTGCAACAGTTGCATCGGTGTACCGAAGCTGTGGTTGTAGAAGAGATTCATACTTTTCATAACTGCCTTGGTTAGTAATAACAATAGTTGGTTGATCGTTACCAACAGAAACGGTGTTATACATTGTAGACATAGCTGCAAGTGTAAGCGCACCACCTTGGTTGGTTAGAGTTGATCTCCACCATGAGTTATCTGAATCTGTGGCATCAATACCACCAATAGCACTACCTGAATCATTTCCAGTTCCAACTAGAGCGTTAAGTCCTAGCCAGTCTTTTCCGCCGTTTCCAGCACCGTTGCTCCAAAACATGGTGTTCATGTTCTGAATTACGGTTTCTTCAGCTTGCATAATCTTGCCCTCTAGGAGGTCAATGATTTCCGCTTCGCCATTGTTTTTGGCTTCTTCAATACCTGTGATTGTGACTGTTACTGCGTACTGTTTCCAGTCATACTCAGCAGCCGTAATGCCTGCCTGAGCTGTTGTCGCAATACTGTCAGAACCACTGTATGAAGCAGCCGTGTCATTTGTTCCATAGATGATAGGAACTACGATTTTTGCACCGCCACCAATACGCCGAACGGTTTGTCCGTTTGTGAGCGCATAAAAAAGTGGACGTGCAGAAAACACGTTGTCCGTCAACTTAGGAACATAGTTTTTGAGAGTCGTTGATAGAATCTCGTCAAATGCTGAGTTTCCAGCAGCCATATGTTATTCCTTTAAATAGTTGGTTTTTATTGTTGTTGTTTTGCCAACTCATATGCATCACGAATGGAATTAATCGCTTCAGTAGCACGAGGTTCTATATTCCCAGATGGAGTTCCATTTGAAGAATCTATAATTTGTGCGTCACGTTTTTCAGCCACAATTTCAGCATTGGCATTAGCGCTTGCATCTGCACTTGTTTTATTTGCATAATTCATGTGCGTGTAAGCTGCCTCTAAATTGCTTATGTTGTGCTTTAAAGCATGATTAAATAATTCATGCTCGTTAAAATCGTCACTATACTTTGTGCGTAATTCACCTACTTCTTTTTGCAAATGATCTTGGCGCATCGCTCGGTTATGTTCTTCAAGGTTAGCTTCTAGCTTTCTTAAGCGTGCTTCCTCTGGGTCCAAATCCTCTACATCATCATAAGAAGTGTCAGTGTTTTGGTTACCCCTAGATACTCCAAAAGCATCACCCAAAGCAGATATTGCTCCTTCGGGATCTGATTCTAGTGCTTGTACTATTGCTTCTCCTTGAGCTAAACGCTCACGTTCACGGCTCAATTCCTGCGTTTTACGTGTGTAATCCGCTTGGCGTTGGTAACCGTTTTTTAATTCATCAAGTGATATTTGATGACTTTCACCATCTACAACCACTTCATGTAGACCTGTTGGACTGCTATTTGCTTGATCCGTTAGCTCTGTTGTCATTGGGAATCCTTTCGGTTGTTCCTAACATTTATATCAGAGTGTCCCACAAATAGCTTATTTACCCCATATTTGGTAATTCAAGACCCATTTGCCCCTGCAATTGAGCCATCAATTCAGGAGGCACACCACCAGTAGCTTCAAAAGCTGGCGGAGGAGCGCCACCGCCCATAGACATCGGAGGTGGGGGAGCAGCCATTCCAGCTTCTTCTGGAGGAACTTCCTCCCCACCTTCCGCTCCTTCAGGGGGCATAGGTTGCTGTTGAACTATAAACTTTTCAGGGTTTTTAACCCCAAATCCGTAAGAAAGCACGTATTTGGCTAGTTCAGCAGGGTCAATAACCATGCCAACTAGCGGAGCAACAGCATTCATAAGAGAAATAGCCTGTTGTCGTCTTGCAGTTTCATTTAACGGCTGAGTAGATCCGCCCTCTACAGAAAAATCGTACTCTCCCATAATGTCGTCACGTTCGTATGCGACAAAAAACTCTTCATCTTCTTTTCCTGTTATACGAACCATCGCTGGTTGAGTCATGTATTGCTGAAGCAATTGCAAAACTAGCCTAGCTACTTCACCAATCATCATTTCTACCATTGCTAGTTTGTCTGCTGCTCTGGCGTTGCCAGCGTCAGCAATAATGCTAGCTTCTGTAGCAGTACGTCTTATTTCAGGCATTTGCCCACGAGCATATTCAGATACACCGCTTACAGTGTTTATGTCTTGCTCAATTATATTTGAATGATTGTATATCTCAGGAGCTAAAGGTACTTGAGGCAAAGGCACAACTACGCCATTTAGATCCCTGTTTTCATCTATAACAGGTACAAAACGCCCATCTTCATCTGATTCAAGCGCTTCACGTCCAGCAGGTCCAAAAGATCGTTCATGGTACAGGTATTTACGTGCATAACGCTTACGATGGTTAACCATTTGGCTACGAGTCTTGTTTAGTTCCTCTTGCAGAGATTCCATTTGCTCTACGTCACCCATAGGGTAAAAATTGTCAGGAATGTCATAGTTTCGTAACATTACAAACGGATGACCAAATGCGTAAGGCATAGGAGTAGGTTCTAACAAGAACTCTTCCCCATCTGCTGTGCATATAGAAATAGTATTGGACTCTATATCGTAATATTCGTAAAGAGTTACCCGATCAGCTAGATCAGAGTAATCGCTTCGTTCTTGGTCATTAGCCCAACGGTATTTAACTCCAGAATCAGCTTGCACTTTACGGCGAGCTGAAGCTTTAAATCGTTTGTCAGCTTTGACTTCTTCTACAGGGCGCACAATGCGTTGCGCTATCCATTTAGCATCATCTAAACACGTTGCTTCAGGATCTACCAACATATCAAAAGGACTAATTCGCTCAACAAAAGGCTGATCTTCCATTATGTCCATCGTTGTCATCGGCAACGTAGCTTTAATCTCTTCATCAGTTGGATACGATGCAGCATTTTCAGGATCTAAACGAGCAGCTTCAGTTGCTTCATTAACAGCGCCTTTGTAAGCCGAATCAAATTCGCTTTCAGTCATTTGTCGTTCTACTTCAACGAACTTCCAACCTACTTTAATCCACCCATGACCCAAGATAATAAAATCTTTTACCGCACGTCTAAAAGGCTTACGGTAATCATGGTGTCGCCACAAATAATTAATTACAGCTTCAACAAACATAGCTCTGTCTGCGTCTGCTTCTTTATTAGCAGTAACAGTTATCTTAGGGTGATTAACAGCTACTGAAGGAGCGATAACGTTAACAGTGCTAAAAGCAAGATTAACAGAAACCCTATCTGCCCTAACATTTCCATCCCATAAACCCGAACTCCTTGAGTTCCAATACGTTTTACCACGATAAAGGTCTATGAGTCTCTGCCATTTAGCATCATACCCTTCATCTTCACGCCAACGATCAGCTAATTCAATCCGCTGTTTTATCTTGTCGTAATCGTCAGCTTTTTTTGCCATGTTATGTCCAACGGTTTCCTACATATTCAAGAGTTCTACCTTGTGCTTTAGCATCAGATATTACTTTGTGTTCACGTTCTTTTAGAGTCATGTCTTGTTCTTCTTTAGGCAGGATTGAACGCTGCCCTTCAAAAGAATACATTTGCAAACTTAATGTCTTCTCACGAAACGCCCACCCTTTGCTGAGTTCCTCGTCTGAGATCGTAGAATTTACTTCTCTTTTATGGTCGCAGTACTCTTCAAAGGTGGCATCGTGTGGCAACATTGCCATTAGCTGTTCTTTACAGCACCACTAGGTTGTTTCCCAGCAGGAACATTCGGTTGCACGCTTCCACCAAGACCATGTTGGTTCTTGGGAGTAACACGTGGAGTTTGATGGTTTCCTCCGATACCAACACCAGAGCCTTCGGCTTCTTGGTTTTTGATAGCGGATTGCCCAGCGCCTTTACCACTTGCAGGACGTGCAGGTCCGTTGTACAGCATGGAAGTATTACCTAGCTTAGGCTTTGCCCCAGCTCCTACTTCGTTGTATTTGGCATTATGTGCCATTGGATCTCCTTATTGTTTATCCTAAGTATTAACTTAAACTGTCCCACGTCCAAGATGATTACCTATGCTATCACCAATTGGAATAGATTGCGGTATCTGCCTTAACCACCAATTAAATGTAAACGTGTCATCAACTTTTTCTACAAATTCAGGCACAAAAGCAAACTTACGCATCTGATTAGCTAACGCCAAAGCCATAACACGATCATCATACGGCGACCCAGACATACCACCACGTTCATTACGAGTAAAAGTACGCAATTCAGCTATCGTATGTTCGCATCTCAATATCAATTCATCGTTTTTAAGCGCCATACCAAGATCATCTATCATCAAAGGCTTAGACGTACGTGTTGTTTTCCACCCAAATTCTTGACTAACCCTGTTATTCAAAGAATTAAGGGATCGCTTACGATACATGTTGGGATAACCAAGCTGTCTAAGCTGAGTAATAGTCGTCAAACCATGATTATTAGCTTCAACACAACACAAAGCGTCCGAATACCACATGCCTACCTTGTAAACCTCGTAAGCAAGCTCATCAGGAGGAATGCGCCCATGCCAAACAGCTACTTGTTCGCCAGATTTGACGTTAATAACCTGAATACACGAATAATCACCATGCCCCAAACCCTCAGCAGTATCTACACCCAACACATAACCGTTATAGGACTCAGGAGGTTGCCAAACAGTTAACATCTAAACGCCATTACTTTAGGTTGCACCTCATGGATAGCACCTTCTTGACCCATCTTGACAAATTTTCGCATATTCTCCAAAACGTCAAGGTCAAATACAGGATTTCCAGAGCGAACAAATGCCTCTTCAGGGGAAGTTGGGTATTCCTGCGCCAACTGCCAAGGCAACATAGCGTCTTTTTTTCCTTCATACCAAGCCTCATCTCTATCTTCCGACGCTGACCAAGGAAAAAACATCGGATCAAATTTATTATTACCAGTTGAAGCACCATTCCAAAGATTGTGAAAAAAGTTTCCCGAACCATTCGCAGTAGACAAACCTATAATACGACCACCTACGTCAGCCACAGGCTCTATAGAAGCCCACGCCTCCTCTGGATTAGGTAAGAACGCCCACTCATCCACAACCACCAAAGTCGCAGACTCTCCACGAGCAGGATCAGAAGCAGAAGGCATAGAAGTAATTTGCGAACCATTACTAAACCCCATCCTCTGCTGATGTTCAACAAGCGATTTAGGACCACGTTCCACCATCCATTTCGGCAAATGCTTCATACCGTATTTAGTTTTGCGCAACAACAAAACAGCCTCACGCTCTGTACGTGACAAATCAATAATGTTCTGATCGTCATTAAAAAACGCCAACCAAAACTGATGCGCAGCAACCAGAGTAGTCCACCCAATCTGCCGAGCCTTTAACGTTAAGCTATAACGATTCTCAGCCCAACGTACAAGAGCTTCAGATTGAGCTTCACGCAATTCAAATAAAATTCGCCCATGTGCAGGATGAGCAATACTCCAATAATTGCGAAGAAAATAAGACTCATCACGCTTACAACGTCGCCATTCAGCTTCCTGCTTAAGCTCAGTGACACGACTCACTTCTTCTTCTTAGGTTTCCTTTTAGATTTCTTGCTCTTCATACCGCTATAACCGCCTCTACCTTTAGGCATCTTTAACCATCCTTAAATTAAATATTTGAGCCTCAAGCTCATCCGCTAACTCTACATCACTCATACCCACAACATCACGGTCATCTTCAACTGCAACTTTGCGCTTAGGAGTAAATTTATCAATGTATTGCAAGTACAAACTAGCAGCCTTGACATCACCATCGGCAGCACGCTGCCAAAGAGCATCTATGACGCTCTGAACCCTTTCAGGGTTAATGTTGAGTTCGGCTGCACGCCGATCCCATTCTTTGACAAAACGAGGATCACGTTTAATTCGTCGTAGCGAATCCTCATGTATATCGTTCTGTTTAGCCCATTCACGTTGTGTGTAAGGGACCCTCTCTGGTCCTTGTAGAAGCCATTCAAGAAATGACTTCCATCGGTCAGGCATGACCTTAAGACCAGTTTCGGGATCTTCCTTCCACCCTTTACCACCACCATTTTGTGTCATTTAACCACTCCTTAATGTATGCGTTAACTGTCCCATTCCGTCTCTAATAATATCTTAAGAAATAGTGGGACAAACAGTAATATTACTAAGTAGTAGTAGTAGTACTAAGTAACGTTTCTCAGCATCAAGCAGAGAAACGGTACTGGAGACTAACTAGAAACTAGTCGCATACAGTCCACAGAGGTTTAAATCCTGAACGCACTGTCCCTCCATAAATATAATATATAAAGAAGTGACCCCCCACCCCCCCTTAGGGGGGTGTACTGTTCAATTGCCAGTCCGTAGGACTGATTGTCGGCTGTGTTTATTTACTTAGTAAACACTAAGTAAATAAACAAATTTTTAATCACACATTTACTTAGTAATCACTAAGTAAATGTGTGGGGTCGGACTACTGCAGAAGCAGGAACCCCATCGTGTGTGTGCGAGCAGAATATTACTTAGTAGTTACTAAGTAATGTTCTGCTTCCTGTGCGTGTAGGCGAGGCTGGCTGGCTGGCTTCTCATGCATTACTTAGTAGTTACTAAGTAATGCATGGTCTGGGGTTTTGGATTGGAGGAGGGGTCGCATACGTAATTCAAAGTATTTACTTTGAATTGGATTGGCACTACTTATTAATTACTTAGTAAACACTAAGTAATTACTAAGTAGTGAATGTGGGGTATTGACTTAGTAATTACTAAGTCAATACCCCACATTCACTACTTA